GCCGGCACCGACACTTTCGACCATCCGGCGCGCATAGAGTGCCGTGGCCTCAAGTTCGCACCCGATGGAAGCATCCTGGCTCGGCCGCTGCACAAGTTCTTCAATGTCGGCGAGAAGCCTGAGACACAGGCGACTACCATCGACTTCGGCCAGCCGCACACCATCATGGACAAGCTCGATGGCTCGATGATTCATCCGGCGATTGTCGACGGTGAGGTGGTGTTTATGACCCGCATGGGGCGCACCGACGTTGCGCGCAAGGCTGAGCGGCATTTGACGCCTGCCGTGCGTGAGTGGGTTGTCGCCAACCCTGACCTTACAGCCGTCTTTGAGTGGACGGCGCCGGATAACCGGATAGTCGTTCGCTATGACGACAGTCGGCTTACGCTGCTTGCCATTCGCGAGAATGTAGACGGTGGCTATGCTTGGCCTGAGAGCCTAGATGCGCACGCGGCTGAGATGGGTGTTGATTTGGTCGGGACGCATCCATCGCGTCACGCCAACGCCAGCGACTTCCTTGCCTACGCTCGAGCCATACAGGGCGCCGAGGGCTTCGTCGTGCGGTTCGACAGCGGCCTGTGGGTCAAGGCCAAAGGCGAAGATTACGTCCTGAAGCACAAGGCAAAGGACGGCATCACGCAGGAAAAAAACATCCTCGCGCTAGTGTTGAGCGGCGGGCTGGACGATGTCCTTCCTCTTCTTGATGAGGCAGACGCAACCGCGGCGCGCGAGTATGCGGCAAGTGTAGAGGCTGGCATATTGCGGCAAGCATCCGCGCTTGATGACCTTGTGGGCGACGGCAAATTCATGGCGCAAAAGGATTTCGCATTGCGCATTGTTGCGCGGCAACAGGACGCAATCAGACCGCTCTTGTTTCAAGTGCGCGCCGGCAAGCCGTCCGCTCAAGCTGTTCGCGAACGCATCGCCGCCAACACCAATTCACAGTCTCAAGTCGACGCCAACCGCGCCTTGCACGGCGCAACATGGAGAATCGCATGACCGCCATCAACATCATCACCGCCGCCGAAGCCCTTGCACAAGGCTCGACGCCATCGACCTTCTTCAGCATCGCGCGCTTCAATGAGCGCGTTGGCGATAACGCAACCGGCCAAGTGGCGCGCCGTGTCGGTCGCGAGCTTGCTAAATTGTTGGGAATGGATCTTGGTGGGCGCCGTCGTCCTGCGGCTGCAAACGCGAACAGCAAGCAGTACAGCAAGCAGTACGGTAAGCCGCGCAGCGAACGGAGGGCGGCGTGAAGCCAGCAGACCAAAACCCCACTGCCGCCGAAACTGCTCTTCCGAACAGCACAGGAGCCATCGCCATGACCACTCTCCCCGATCTGGAGCCGGCTGGCATGGAAGCCGCAAGAAGGAAAGGCCGCGAGCTTGCCGGCAACCAGCCAGATGCACTGGTCGAAGCGTTCGCGGAGATCGCCGCTGCGGGCGCTGTCGCCTACCTCTCCTCCGCCCGTTCCGCACCGGAAGCGGGGAAAGCGGTGGTGAAGCCGCTGGAGTGGGAAGAAATCCACCAGAAGCGAAGCGACGAAGACCCATCCACCGAAGTTGTCGGATGGGAGGCGGATGCCGGCTTTGCTGCCTATTACACCGTAGAGCTTACTGGTGGCGGTGCGTCAATGACCGACCCCGACTACGACGAAAAGCACTTCGACGATCCAGAAGCAGCCATCGCCGCAGCGCAAGCCGACTACGAACAGCGCGTCCTCTCCGCCCTCGCATCCGTAGCCCCATCAGGAGCGGAGTCGGCCATCCCATGTCACCATTGCGGCGCATCAGTCATATCCACGCTGCCCCCACAGGCGGTACCGGCAGAGGATATCGCGAAGATCGAAGACGCGTTGCTGAAGCTGTCCAAGGTAGGCTTCGGGTATGACCTCAATCCGCGCGACAAATGGGCCCTGAAGCAAGCCGCCGCCGCGCTCACCAGCCTCTCTGCCCGACTGGACGCCACAGAAACGGCACGCTACGTCGCCGCAACCAACTATCTCGACCTTGTCAAATACAAGGAGTGCCCCGAAGCAGAAGCCGCCTCCCTGCGCAGGAAGCTGGAGGAGGCGCCGAACGAGGCCGACATCTACGACCAAGCCGCCACGCTCGCGGTTCCGGCAAGGGATGGTGGAACTTATTTCGACGGCATCGAAGCATACCGTCTGCAGTTGACGCTGAAGGCTGCATTGCTGCGCGTCAATGGCGTCTCCCTCTCAGGAGCATCCGAATGAGCGCCAGGATTACAGAGGCTATGCGCGATGCCGCTGCCAACATTCTCGCGCAGGCTGACGGCTGTCAGTACGTGTTCGCGAAACACTTCGATCTTGCTGAGATGGTCCTCGCCGCAGCCTTCTCAACAGAGCCAGGAGAGGCGGAGGGGTGGCAACCGATCGAGACGGCCAGCAAGAAGCCCATGGAGCGCATCTTGCTGGCCTTCGCGGGTGGTCGGGTTTGCGAAGGATATTGGGGCGCCTCCAACTACAATCGCTCTACGAGGCTATGGGAACAGGATTGGGTGACCAGCCCTCATAGCGGGCCGGTTAGGCCAACGTATTGGCGTCCGCTCCCCGCCCCACCCCTCCCCGAGGATACCCATCATGGCCGGTAAGCTGACAGCCGCACAACGGAGAGTGTTGAATGCCTACGCCGATGGCCAGGTCATGTCAGCCGCATACGCGGCTAAGCGGTTGAATATTCCTTGGCCGGCTTCAGGCAATTTCGGCAAAACTGTCAGGAAGCTGATGCTCATGGTTCTCTTGTCCTTCAATAGCTTGACTACTGCTTATCAGATCACTCCAGCGGGCCGCACCGCACTGGAGGACAAGCCATGAGCATCGAGAAGATCGAGCGGGAGCTTCGCGAGAACCTTGATGGCGTGACCAAGGGGCCATGGCGACCCGGCCACCTCGCGAACGATGACCATTCCTGCGACTGTGGCTTTGTGTTCGATAGCCTAGACCGCCAAGGCAGCATCGCAACCGTCAACATGGACGACGGCGGCCAGTTCGGCAAGGAGTACCCGTCGCGAGACGAAGCCAAGGCGAACCTTAAGCACATCGTCGCCGCGCAGCCCGAGAATATCCGCGCCCTTCTGGACGAACTCTCCCGGCTGAGGGGAGTGGTGGAAGCCGCCGACGCGATACGCGCTGCACAGAGAGCCTACATGGCAGATCGCGGCAATGAGGCAAAGGGAAAAGCTGTTGGTGAGGCTGCTGCAGCCTATGACCGCCTGCGCGTCCTCTTCGAGCGGGAGGGGCAGGATGGGTGAGGCGGCGAATGATAATATCGCGCCAGGCCAGGTCTACAAGTTGGACGAGGCTGCGGCGCACCTGCGGTTGACGAACCGCGGAGTTGCGAAGCTTGCCAGGCGACACGGCCTTTGCATGGTGCGCGGGCGAGATATTCTGCTTACAGGAAAAGACATCGAAGCAATCAAGGACGTCTTGCGATGCCCCTCAAACTATACGAACGTGGAAGCACTTGGTGGATATCGGGGACCGTCAAAGGAATTGGACCTGACGGGAAAAAGCAAAGCGTCAGTATCCGACAAAGCGCGCAGACTTGTGATCGAACGGTCGCGGAAGCCACACGCGCAAAAACTGAAAGCCGCATCCTAGACGAAATTGCCTACGGCAAGGCAAAGGTCGTTACATTCCGCGAGGCGGCAGAATCCTATCTCGAATCTGGTGGATCCGGTCGGTTCATACTGGATGTCCACCAGGACGGGAGCGAGTCAGGCCTCATGGTCCACTTTGGCGAGACGCGGCTTACCGATATCAAGCAGAAGGAACTCGACGCCGCCGCCCTGGCTTTGTTCCCAACCGCGCAACCAGAGACGCGCAATCGCCAGTGCTACACGCCGTTCATCGCGGTTTGGAACCATGCCGTCAAAAACGGTTGGGCCGAAGTTCGCATGTGGCAGAGGCCACGGAAGCCAAAAGGCACAAACGTTGTTCGCTTAAAATCTGAGCGCAGCGGTCAGCGCCCGGTCGACTACGAGCGCGCCGCCGCTTTTGTCGCGAAGATGTCTCCAGCGCCGGCCATGCTGATGACAGCGCTTTTTTACACCGGACTGCGACCTATCGAGGCTTTCGCGCTTACCGGCGCCGACGTCGACCTGGTTGGCCGGTGGCTTGTCGTGCGCAAGTCCAAAACCGGTGAGCCTCGAGGCGTGCCGCTGCATTCGTTCCTATGCGAGTGGCTGGCGCCGCTTGTCGAACGGGCGAAAGATGGTGGCGCTTTGTTCCGCACGCCGCGCGGCCAGCAGTACACTGAGGTTCAAGACGGTGGCGGCGGACTTAAGACCGCAATCAGCGGTGCGCGTCGGCGTTCCGGCATCAAGGACGTGTCACCTTACACCGGCCGCCATACCGTATCGACTGGCTTGGTGATTGCTGGGGTTCATCCGCACGTCAAGGACCAGATCCTCGGCCACGCGGTCAGCGACATGAGCCGCCATTACACCAACGTGCCGCAGGCACCGCTTATCGAGGCGATCGACAAACTGCCTGTACCAGGCGCGTGGCGAAAATTGCCGTGGCTGGCCGCGCCGCAGGAGTGGTGGTCGCGGTTGGCCGAAGGAACTGGAAAGAGGACGGATTTGGAGAGGGCGAAGGGATGAATGAGCGCAATGCTGATTTTTGGCGAGGCGTCAAATGGGCTGCAGATCAAGCTGAGGACGAGGCGCGCGATCTGCAAGAAATTCGAGACAGTTATATCGAAGCCAGGAAAACCGGAACTCATGGCGGTAGGCGCATCAGCGACGAGATGGCAAAGCAGTTTGCGCAACAATTCCGTGAGCGGTCTGATGCATTATTCCTATTCGCGGAACGCATTGGCCGAGCCGATTCGGAAGTGAACGCAGCATGAACGACACTGTACAGATTTTGTACGTATTCGAGCGCAAACACGTACAATTTCGCGCTTTGTTCCGCACACCAAATCCGGCTCACGTAAACCGCAAAGCGTCTAACGTATTGTTTTTGTTGTAGAAAACTGGTGCTGCGAGAGAGGATTGAACTCTCGACCTCTCCCTTACCAAGGGAAAGGTTTATGGTATCAAGCATCATGTAACCTCATGTTTTCAAAGTGTTTTTTCCTGTATTAGCGTGCGCGCATATAAAGGTTGTACGGGAAACGTACAAAGAACATCAGAAGCGCCTTGTTAGCGTTGTTGAAAAAATAGAGAAACAGAAACAATAGGTTGCGGGCTACGCGTTACCCCGCGTTACCAATGGCGTTACGGCCATGAAAGGATGACACATTGAGCGACCTCAAATCGGCCATAGAGGCTGGCCGGTCCCTAGGAAAATTGGCGCTGTATTTCGGTTGTTGGGATGGGGCTGGCCACTATCTGCATCGCGCCAACGGAACGAAGATTTGGAATGCCAAGCGCGACCTGCCGGATATCCCGTGGTCTGATAGCCTAATGGACAGCGGGCTTCTGAGGAACGGCCGGAGACCAGACCGATACGACGGCAAGGTCTTTTGGACATGTGGCGGCTTAGCTTTCTGGTATGCCTTCTATTGGTGGGACAACTCCGTAGACACGCGGGGTGCGTCAAACTCGGGCTTTTATGTGAGAGGGTTCGGTTGGCCTGAAGCGCAGTCGGCGTTCGATTATGCGTGCACTCAGTTTCCCAAAGTTGTCGCCAGGCAGAGGCAGCCGCTCATGCTGCAGAATCCTGCGCCGATCGCATCCGCCGCCTAGGCAGCGTTATGGCGCGTTACTGATGGCGTTATCGCCTAGGCGGTTTCGCATTTTTCCTGTTGACTCTATAGGCGCTTTAGCCTAAAACGGTCTCAACAACAGGAGACGGACACATGAACACCTCGGCCCACGACACCGCGACAAAAGAGACGATGCCTTTCGTGTTCTTCAAGTCATCGGTTGCTGAGCGCGCTGGCCTCCCGGTCGAAACCGTCGAAGTTTTCAGCGACCGCCTGATCACTGCCTACGACATGGGCGAAGCAGTTTGGATGATCGCCGATGAACTCAAGCTGCGCGCCGCTGCTCCTCGTAAGCATAAGACGCCGCGCCAGTTGGCGGTGCGGGTCATGGAAATCCGCTAACCCCATCACCCCACGCATCGCCCTCGGGCCGATGGTCAGCAAGGAGAGAAGAATGAACAGCGCAGTCGAATGCCTTGAGGAAGCGGCCAGGATTGCGGATGGCGTTTCATCCAAGGCTCGCCAATCTCTCCTCCGCGCAAAGCGCAGGCAGGCAAACTCCGAACTGCTCAACGCCGTCGGATACCAAGGCGACCCAGACTTCGAAGTCTGCGAACTGACGACAATTGCCGAGACGGCCGAGGCTATCGCTGCGGAAATCCGAAACATGGCGATCCTCGCGGGTGCCTACACACACCCACCCCTCCCAAGCAAGACGGCTCCGGCCTGATCTGGGAAATAGGAGAATACGCAGATGAGCGAGCAGCCGGACTTCACGTATTACGAATGCCCCGAGTGCCGGTTCGATGTCATCCACAGGGCGGACTATGAGTGCCGCTCGACAGCCTGCCCCGTATGCGCAGGGGACAGCGGCCACGACGTCGGCATGAGAAGCCGACCGGCGCGATCAACTGACAAGCCCGAAGGCAAGGACGCCCGCGCCGCCCTCCGGGCTGGGAAATAGGAGAATACGCAGATGGAAAACGAGGATTGGACCCCGGTGCTGGATGCGCAAAGGCGATCGGATGATCGGGTGGTCATCGATGAATTGGTTGAGGCTCTTAAGGGCTGCCAAGCCGCCCTTGCCATGATGATCGAGCCAAACAGCATCGAGCGGACGACGCTTCAGACAGCCTTTGCCCAGGCAACCGAGGCCGAAGCTAAAGCCCGCGCCGCAATCGCCAAAGCCACATCCTAACAGCACCGCACGGTGAGGACGACACGATGAACGACAAAGGCCACAGAATGCGCTACAGGCGCGCGTTCGCAGAGGTTGACGAAAAGCAAGCCACCATCGACGCGCTCGTGGCTGCGCTGGACGTGATCGTTGCGCGATACGATGCCGGTTACTTTGACAGCGAAACAGCAGAAGGAGCGGCTGCGATGGAGAACGGACGCACCGCCCTGGCGCAGGCGCGCGGAGGGAAGTGATGGGGCATTCTCCGATCTACGCGATGGATGCGGATGAGCGCCTATGCTTTGACGCGGCGCTTGACCAATGGAACAGGTCGCTAAAGCGGCCCGACCTGCAGGAGGTAGATCGCGTCAAGGGCGCACTTCTTGCCTATATGCGGCAGGCGTTCGCGTTGCGCCTTATTGCAGAGCATAAATGCGCCACGTCGTCCTAGACACGGAAACAACCGGCTTCGATTTCAAGCACGACCGCCTGGTCGAAGTCGGCGCCGTCGAGATTATCGACCTGTCGCCGCGGCGCGCGTTTCACGCCTACATCAATCCCGGCATTCCTGTGCCGCAGGAGGCTACGGACGTCCACGGCCTGACGGACGCGTTTCTGGCCGACAAGCCGCTTTTTGCGGCCATTGCCGGCTCGTTAAAAGACTTCCTGGCGGACAGCCCGATCGTTGCGCACAACGCGTCGTTTGACGCTGGCTTCCTAGCCACTGCGTTCGGAGCACCTCTCCCCAATCCATTTATTGACAGCCTGGCAATGGCTCGAGCCAAGCATCCCGGCTCGCCATGCTCGCTCGACGCGCTCTGCCGGCGCTATGGCATATCGACGGCGCACCGCACCAAGCACGGCGCGCTGCTTGACGCGGAGCTTCTTGCGGCCGTATACGCCGAGCTCATTGGGCGGCAAAGCGCGCTGGATCTTGTCAAGGCAGTTGCGCAGACCACCGCCGACATTGCACTACCAGCGCGGCCCGCACAGCTACCCGCCAGGCTTACCGCGGCTGACATTGCCGCTTATAAAGCAATGATGAGTGAGATTGCTGCGCGGCTGGTATAGCGCGCACTATGCACAGCACTCGCTAATATTAGCCCACATTAATAACCCAATAAGTTGCTCCACTAAACTGGAGCGCGAACATTGTAACATGTCATTTACCACCAGAAATGTTCCGTTATTTTTCTGTTGGTCCTACCAATTAGCACTTGCTTGTTCCGCCATACACGTTAACGTGATCGCGGGCTTGATAACCCGGATTTGAGATAGGCGCAAACACAGGCGCCGAATAGCGCGCCTGCTTGGCGGCACGCGCAACCCTGGCTTCGGCCGGGAGCGGCGACGCATGTCCAGGCTTCGGCTAAAACTCGCCGGCTCGTATCTCGAACGGGTTATCAACTCCCGGCTTGCCGCAAGGTACGACGGCAGGACGACGAAGCATTGAGATTCAGAACTGGCGCACTGCGCCGAAAAAGAAAGGGACCGTCACAACACCTTAAGGAAGTGGGTTTGGGAATTATGACTGAAATGATGCGGCCGTCCGCTACCGGCTCTGCAGTAGCGGTATTCTTGGAGACCGAGCCGATCGCCATTCAAACGAGGAACGAATGGCGTTTTGAACTCGGACAGTGCATATCGCATCGCGACCAGGCGATGCCGTCGCTTGTGGTCGACAGAGCGCGCACAAGCAAAGGGCGCGAGGTGTATGTCGCGAGATCATACGCCTTGGTGGATCCTGTCGGTGACAGGATGATGCTTGCCGACGTTCTGGTCGACGTAGTGCCGGGCAGCGAGCCGTGTATGGGCTGCGCGCTGTTTCGCACGGCTATGTGTCCAGCCAGGCGGTAGGAACTTGCGGCCAGCGAGCCGCTAGCGTATAGGCCATGCATTAATCGAGGGACAAATGCATGGCCGTTACCGACGTCAAGAAACTGCGTCCAGAGCTTTTGGACCTAAGCGTTGCCGAGCTCGAGCGGCGCCGCAACGAGATCGACATGGCCATCGCCGAAAAGGCTCGAGCCGAAGAAATCAAAGCCAAGGAAGCACTTGCGGCAGAGGCTGGCGAGCGCGTCGAGCGCATCGTTGCCGACGTCAAATGGCTGCACGACAACGGACTGCTGCCGGAGCGCGTGGCGCAAGGCTTTAGCCGCGGCGACGGCATGTTTGTGCCAGGCATGATCCTGCGTGCGCCGACCGCGGAGTCGTTGGTTGGTGGGCGAGCCGCGCCTGCCGGCGAGAAGAAGCGGCGCCGCAGGAAAGATCCTGTTACCGGTGAGTGGGTAGAGTCGAAGGCCGCGCAGAAGGCAAAAAAATAGCCGCCCGAAGGCGGCTCTATAAGAAGTTTCCGAAAAATGTATAACGGTTCGGACTACCCCCATCTCCGCAGCGCGCCGTTCAACTGCGCATACAGTTCCGCCTGCGTTCCGGCGTTCTCAATGTGTACGTCGGCCATGAAGTCCATCCGCTCGCTCTCGTGTCCGCCCGCAATGCCACCGCGACCGGAAAGCCGGTAGATGTCGCCGCCCATCTTGCGTACCGCAGATGCCTCGTTAGGGAATCGGCAATCGTCAACTACTACGCGCCCGCCAGTCTCGATCACCGCGTTGGCTGCGGCGCGCCACAGGCCAATCCAGAAGTCCTCGCCGATGATGTCGCGGCCCCACTGCGTGCCGATAGTCTGCATGGCGTAGCGTGGCGTCTTGCCGCAAAGCAGATCGCACGGCACCTCCTTTAGATCGCCTTCGATGTGCCTGGCGCTTAGCCCTAGCGCGGCCATAGCCGCCTTAAGCGGGCCGGCAAAGCGAACGCGCGTGTAACCGTGCATGTCGACCAGGTAACTGGCCGCCGTGCTCTTGCCGCTGCCCGCAGCGCCGCTGAGCGCCACAACAAGCGGTAAGCTGTCGTCAGGCTGGCCGTGGCTGGCGCACGGTGACGGCCGGTTGTCGTTGGCGGCTAGGTCGCGTCCGCCCCAAGGTGAGTATGCCGTGGCGGTCATGCGGCCTCCGCATTCTTGATGACGGAATAGCCAAGCGTCTTGCCTATCTGCGTCAGCCACATGTCGACTTGATTGGCAAGTCTATCCTGCTCAGAAGGTGTCGCGCCAGCATTGAGCTTAGCCAGGTTTTCAGATATGGCCGCCGCAAGTGATGAAGCATCCCGCAGCTTTGCGCTCGCCGCGCTATGCGATGTCAAATCCATTTCAAACCTCCTCCTTAACCTTGCGCCTCGGCGCGCCTTCTCTTGTTGGTCGATCGCGCACCGGACCATCGGGTGCGTCGATCTTGAAATCTGGATCCGTGGCTATGCGCCTAAAGATGGCAAGTGGGTCGCTTACCAGCGGGCGGAAGCGCTTGGCGTTGAATGGCGGGTCGTCATGGCCGTAGGTCGGGCAGACGCCGCGCTCGACACCCTCCAGGCGCACACCGATGAACTCGCCGTCCACATAGCTATTGTACGGGCCGATCCAGCGAATAACGTAAATAGCGCCTTCCTCAAGTCCGAGTGGAATGGTTGTGCGCGGTGGCGCTTTGGCGTCGACGCAGACGACCTCTTGGCCGACAAAGAGGTTGTTCATTCGAACTCCTCCCAAGCTGATATGACAGGCTGCACATTGGGGCTATCCTTGCGAGCAAATGCCTCGCCGCTTTCGCAGTAGCCCTCGCCGCCGTATTCGCTTTTCAGGAATAGCGATTCACCAAAAACGAAGTAGCCCGGTCGGCATTCTTCGTAGGTGCACGGCCAACCGTCCGGTATCATCACAAGCCGTTTCAAACTGCCGCCTCCTTCGCCATCTGGTAAGCGCGGTCAGCCGCAGACGCCGCGCGGTCTTGTTCGGGGTAGTGGTCGTCGTTGGACGCGGTCATGCCCTGCAGCATCCTGAACGTTGCCAGGAAATTCGTCTCAGCTTCCTCCGGCGACCAGAACCGCAACTCGACGCCAAGCGGGTCGCGATAGCTGGGATCGACGTCACTCATGTTGGCTGCCATCTCGTCGGCAATTATGCGGCTGTCCGCTTCATGCACGACAGATGGCATTTCAAGTGGTAAGCCGAACTTAGGAGCCACGGCGCGCCGCCATATACCATCCTCGGTCTGCTTGATGATCGGCGCGCGGTCTTTCACCGGCCGCAGCACGTCACCAAAGCCAGACAGCGGCTCGGGAGCATCGTGGAGTAACCCGCAGAGCGCCTCGACAGCAGAAGCGCGCCACCAAATCCAAAGGGCGATGAGCACCGAATGTTCAGCCGTCGAGTAATACCGCTTGCCGGCGCCGTTATAGCGGGCCGAGTGCGCAAGGCCGTGGGCGATGTCCTCTATCCGCACATCGGCCGGCGACGGGTCGAACGGATAGAAGCGACCTGTAAAGGCTTGGACGTATGGGCCTCGGTCGTTGTCGTTGGCGGGCCGCCAGTAAGCAGTCTTGTCGCCATCTGGTGCGCCGAGGTCTACCCCAACGAAAACAGGCGCCGCATCGAAAGCCTGCCGCGTCATCGGCCCAAACGTCTCCTGCGCCGTTGTGTCGTGCTCGACGTAGCAGCGGGCTACGGAGTCCCAATGGAGGTCTGGTTCGCGAAGCTTTTCAAAGGCGATTCCGTCAAGCAACCCCATGCATCATCTCCTCTGCCGTCTTACGGATAGCATCAGCCACCAGCAGCGCCAGTTCAGGCTCCATGACCATGCGCCCGTATTCATCGCCGCCATCTATCTCAACCAGACCGAGGCCATCGCTGTCCGGTCCAATCTTGATCAGAGTTCCAAGGGTGTTGTCGTGCACCTTACGGTGTGTCTCGCTGTCGAATTTCTTCTCCATCACGCCACCATCTCCTTCGGCTCGTTGTCGTTGGCCGCCGTGCGCCATCCGCCAACCATGCCAGGCGTGAGCGTAAGCCGCGCAACCTCGCCATGGTTCTTGCTGTAGGTGATGACCTTGGCGGATCTGCCAGACAGCCACCCGCCGTTAGCGGCGTAGGCATCCGCTGCGGCAAGCGTTTCGTGCCGCTCGACCTTCATCAGGTTTGTCGACTTGAGTTCGTCGCTGTGCAGGTGGCCAAGGTGCGCGTAGCTGAACTTAGTCTGGCCGTACATTTCGCGGAACTTGCCGGCGAACACGGTGTCGACGTTGCCAACTTTGCGACGATGACCGTGATGGACGAATAGAGACACGTCGCCGTGCCGATATGCATAGTAGGTCGACGCCGAGCTATCGACCGTAACGCGCGGCTCGTTGTCATAGAACGCCGCGAACATCTCGCGCAGCCACGCCTCGCTTGCCGGATCGTGGTTGGCGTCAGCCATGATGACGTGCACAAACTTGTGCTTCTCGAGCAGCATAGCGATGACGCGCCGCAAAGTGCGGATGACGACGCGGATGACCTTCGGCAGGCGGCTGTCCGCGTCCAAGATATGGCCGCTCGTTGGTGTCTTGGACTCAAAGCCGTCATAGTGGAGAAGGTCGCCGATCTGCGCGAAGATTGCCGTCTCGGCTGGCGGCGCAAGGTCGATTGCCGCCGCGAACCAATCCAGCAGAAGCTTTTCGGCGATCGGCAGGTCGTAGTCTGCGCCGGTCTCCTCGCGCCAGGACAACATGCCAAAGTGGGCGTCGGTCACCGCGTAAAGATTCAACAATTCGCCAATCGTGGATCCCGGCGCCGGAGTCGGCTCGACGCGCGGAACTTCCTCCTTGAGCGCGTCGACAACGGCGCGCATCATGTCCAACTGCCGTGAAGCGTCGAAACGCTCCATGACGTGCTGATGCATGATGCGGCCGTCGCCCGACACCAGCGTCGTCTTGCCCTTGATGGCCAGGCCATCGGTCGGCACGAATTCAGGGCCGAGTTCTGGCCGCTGCTGCACATAGTCGCCATTAGGCGTGCTTGTGGCCTGGCTAACGCGGAAGCCTGGCAGCACAGGATTGAAGCCTAACATCCCGCGCTCCGCAGCAAGCGTCATGTGACGGCGCACGGTCTTCTCATCAATGCCGAGCGCCTTGGCGGCGTCCACATTGGTCTTGTGCGCCTGGCGCGCCGCTACGGTCGCGGCGATGGCTTCGTTGGTGATGGAAGGTGTTGGCAATATGAGATTCCTTGTTATAGCCAGGCCAGCGCTACAAAGAGCGCGGCGACAAAAGCGGTAAGCACAGCGACAGACCTAAGACCAACGCGCCATGCGGTACGCGCCTCATATATCCACCAGAGCGCAATGGCGGTAAGCGCGAGTTGGCCGATGAGGTTCACGCGACACCGACTAGCTTTGCTTCGTCCTCATCAAGCCTAATTGTTCCAAGGTTGGAACTCCTCGCAAGGTCAAGAATGTCTTTGATGCGACTGATCCGCCTGCGATAAGATAACTCCGTCCACCAGCGCGCCGAACGGAAGTGACCATCTTCACCGTACGACTTCTCGCACTCTTCTCTGGACCGAAGGCGAGGCTTACTAAATGGCCAAAACCCGCCATAAGGTATTGCCATCATTTCGGCTATTGCCTTCTCGTTGGCCACATCCTTTGCTTTCTCATTGCGGTAGATTGCCTCAAGGCAACTATCCGCAACCGTTACGGCCCTGAATTCTGCGGTAGCCATCTCTCACCCTCCAACGTTCAGTTGCGGCTGCTCAGCCTGCTTGTTCTCTTCGCCCGAAACTGGCGGTTCGCCGTCATAAGCAACGCCGCCTTCCGTGCCGACGTCGGCCTTGACGCCGTTGCCGCCGTCCATGGCCGCCTGCAGCGCGTTAGCTTGCGCTGTGCTGTACGGCAGGCGGTAGAGCATTGCCGGCTGGCCTTCCGGCTTAAGCAGCGCATCAATGTATTGGTCGACCACGATGTCGGCGCCAAGCACCTGATACTTTCCCGGTGGCGGCGTCGTAAGGCGCGGCGTGCCGCTGGGCACCCACATAGCCGCCGTAGCGGCAAGCACGAGCGCAGGCAGCACGTAAGGCGTGCGGTAAGCGAACCATGCGTAGGCGCACAGTGCGAGCGCAAGCGCGATCCAGGTTGAGGCGATCATGGCTTAATTGCCTCCAGTGCTATGTCGCCAGCGATGCTAAGCCTGCCGTTTGAGCGGTTGAACGCAGACCGCAACGCCTCTCCACACCGCTTGCGCTCGGCAAGGATGGCGTCTTCGATAGCTCCGTAAATGTCCACGCCTCCGTTCGAATATTTTGAGTTGAACGCCACGTTTGCGGCAACGCGCACATCTTCAGGGATGGTCATCTCTCCAACTCCATCTTCGCCTCAA